GCCCTTTGAGCAGCGTTCACGGTCACACGTGGCAGCTCAGTTTGTGCCTTGCGGACACGAGCCAAGAGCTTGTCTATGCCCGATGTGTCGCTTCTGAAGATCATCCCCTCACCCCGCTTGCAACGATTTCATCATAAACCGCAAAAGAACGCGGTGCTTTCTTGAGTTGCACTTCCATCTTTTGTCCTTTGATAGTGATAATGTCGCCTTCCTGTATGTTCGAATTGAGAGGAAAGAGGATAGGCCACGTCATTAAATTGCCTTGAAAGTCCTCATATACCGACCGACCTAGCATGTTTTGTGCTGGCGGCTGTACTAGGCAATTCACATTCGTTCCAACCACCGTTAATGTGCTTTGTCCATTGATCACACTCGGCCTCTCAATAGTGGTAGCCACATCTACCATGCCTAGATTCTCAAGTAGGTCTGCGAATACTTGCATCTGGGCATCTGTGAATATCGGCATGGACTACCTCGTTTAGAACTGCTGATAGTAGGGAGACAAGTCTGCAAGTGCCCGAGTCGGAACCGCCACATCGTCACGTCTCATCTTGGCTATCTTCGGTTTGGCTTGCATCCTGTATGTCCTGGCAAGCTTCTGCAAAGCATCAACAGCTTGCGCTCGCATAAACTTTTGTCCGCCTACAATCACGTCATATTCGAGTACCACTTTTGCAGCCCAGAACTCTAGCAGGTCAGCAGCTGCACAATACGGGTCAAAGATTTTGCCAGTAGCGTACACCGGAGGCAATTGCCCAGGTGATGTGCCATTCACAAAAGGCGTGAGCTGAAATTGAAAGTAGCCAGTGATGTAGTCAGAGGCTGCTGGTGTTATCACCTTCCAGAAATTACCGCTCAGGTCACCTTGCAGCGTAACGTCTGATTCCCACCATTGATAGCGCGAGTGATAATCCGCATATACCCACTGAGCCTGATTATTCGTGCTTGCAGCATTCACAATAGCTGGTGCTTCTTTTAGCAGCTCATAGCGGATGTCATCTCGACTTGCGTCTAGTCTGTCCTGTATCTGCTGGTCGCTGAACTGTGTCACCGTCGTGCCCGGTACCGGGTTCGGATCGTTGATCATCTCCCTGACCAGTGCTATCAGGCTCGCCATCGACGTTCGTACTGCCATCAGGCTGCTCACTTTCAGGCGCTTGTGTCTGCTCGCTACCGGTTTCACCGCTTGGCACTTGCGGTTGCTCCGGTTCTTGTGGCGTTTCAGGCGCTTGTGGCACGCGAGGGTCTGCTATCTCAATGGCTCCTTCACCAAGAAGCCGCTTAACATGATCCTCGTTCACTATGAGTTCTTCACGCCCGTTTGATAATCTCATCCACATGCTACACACTCCCAGGCGCAATAAATGCGGTTATGGTCCCGGTGAAGCCCGATTCGAAGTCCAGGTTTAAAGATCCGTCGCTTTGCGCAAACCGCGATATATCGAACGGCCCGACCCATTTGACTCCGGTAGTGGCTGGTACCTGGACGGTCAAATCACCTATGCCTGCTCTAAAAGCAAGAGGGCTGGCCCCGGCTCTGACGATGACATTCTTGGCTGAGCCCGCTGTGTTCGCCACTCGGAGCATCAATTTGTCAAGATGTGGCCCTGATGGGATAGCGGTGGTAGGAATTGCTACGTTCATGCCATTGGCCTGATCAGCAGTTGTACCAGCCGGATCTGTAAGCCCGCCATTTGCCACAAGGTTGGTCAGAGGTAAATTTGTTCTAGCCATGTCTTTCTTTCCTCCTTATGGCTTCTGTAGGTAAGCGACGGCTATAGCGTCCGGGCGAATTGTCTTCGCTCCATACAACATCAAGCCCTTGACAGCGTCTCCAAACCTGCGCTCAGGCCTGTACGCCACGACTTCACGCAGCCCCTCAGCTTTTGTGAGCCCCATGCTGTGACCCGCGAAGAAGACATCTTGCGAACCGGAGGCCCCGACTGTACCGCCTATGTGGGGAGCATTCAGGCTCTCATAGACATCCATGTTCTCGATCTTGCCAAGGTACGCATCGCCTGCCTGCCCTGCACTAGCATCAAGCTTTCCAGAAAGGATAGTCAGGCGTGCTTCAGGCGTGTTGAAGCCTGTAAAACGAGCATCCTGAGTAAGGTGTGATTTACCCCAGGGAGGTATCACACACCATCGGCCTTGCTTGGGTATCTTGGCTTCTGTAAGTTTCTGAGCGAGGGTAACAAGGTTGTCATAAAGCGTTGTACCAGCACCGATGTTGGCAGCCGTGGGGACAGTGACAACCGTAGGAGTGCCTGAAGAACCAATGAGATTAGCAGCTTGAGCATCGGTGTAAAAGCCAGCATAGTACTGATCTTGGGTATCTGCCATCTGGTAGCCAGCGTCAGACATAGCCTGCATCATGACCTTTGGCTTGCTCTGTGCCTTGTCCACATCGTCAATGAGGAAGTTGTACGATTTTGCCTGACTGATCGTGAGCACCGTTTGTGCATCAGTTAGGGCTTGTGGTGATGTTATGTCGGTATCTTTGACATAGTTGCTGATGGTTACTTGGCTTATGGAGCTAATTCTAACTGTATCGCCGTATGCGCTAATTTCACCTTCAAAGTCGGAATTGAATAAAGCCCCGAATACTTGGTTTTTACGCAATGCGACGATCATAGAAGCAGCCCAAATCTCGGCTATAAACGAGTTAAGGGACATATATGTCTCCCATCACCCCTTACCTAACATCTCTCTAAAGGTGCTAAGTAAGAGATACAAAAGAATTTGCGATATTAAATCTTGTTTGTGTTATCCGCTATCCACTGACTGACTTGCTGCTGGCGTTCTGGGCTAAGGCTTCGGAACTCCTTAGGGTCTCCTAGCAACTTCTTCGCGTATTCTGGTGTTATCTCACCAGAGCCGCTTGTTGCTGACCTGCTCGGATTGGTAGCGCCTCCGCTCGTTTGAGCTTGTTGCTTACTTACCAGCCAAGTGCGTTCTTTCACCAGCGTCTTGAGCAAAGCTTCAATGTTTGAAGGCTGTCCGCTATCGTCGTACTCAATCTGAGATGAATCTAGAAGCTTCGTAGCGGCGTCCAGGTCAATAATATTGAGCCTTTGGCCGTGCTTGAATACTTCATTAGTGACTCTCAGTTCTTGAGTCTGGCGTGTAGCAGCCTCTTTTTCCTTCTGAATTTCTGCGAGTTGCTTTTCCAGTGTCTGGCGTTCGAGTTGTCGCTTCTCATCGTCTGATAGCTTCTCAGCATCAACTTTTGCCTTGAATGCTTCCAGATCTTTGAGCTTGGTGGCGAGTTCAGTAGCTGATAGCCTATGCTCTTTGCCGTCTTTGTTGGCTTTGCTAAGAGCAGTCTCCATTCGCTGAACTTGTGCTTTTAGATCATCAATGGATGGTTCTGTTGTGGTGCTTCCTGACGTCGCGTCATTCTGCGTAGTGACCGTCGCGGTCGTGGGGTCCGCTTCGTTTCGCGTCTCGCTAGTCGAAGTGGATGTTGTGGTTTCTTCACCCATAGGATACCTGACCTTTCTATCTATTGTCAAGATTATGACAGAATGTTCATGAAAGTGTTGTTTCTTTAATCACTTGCAGAGCGCCTTCAGCATATGCTTGCCATAGAGCTAATTTATGCTCTATCCTGTGAAGCCTCAGATCGATAGCTTCAAGCGGAGTAGCATTGCGGGGCTTGCCCTGAAGATACTCTATGATCTCTTTAGCGTAGTTTTGCCAGAGCAGCCCTATGCAGATCTCATCAGGGAAGCTTGGAACGTCAATGAGTTGTATCGTGACATTTTTGCTCTTATCCCAAGCAAGACGAGCGGTAAGCGTAGTTGATGTCACCTCGCATTCAATCGGGATAATATCAGTGAGCTTCGTTAATGGTTCTTGTTCTGTCATTGCATACTACCCCTCACAAGATCTATGATCATCTCAGGAAGCTCCTTTCTAATCTTGTCATGTCCTGCAATTATCAAAAAATGCTGATCAGACTTTTGAGCAACAAGATAGAGGATTGTAACAAGTGGAAGTCTTTTCCGTGGATGATAAGTCACCTTTACACTATTTAATCCTATGATTTGCATTCCCTGTTCTATGCTATTGAAAAACCTATCTACCAATTCATTTGCTGAGTCAGGTAGCTTGTCTCCGCAAATAAGCGAGGTAAATTCCTTGCTTTGCAGTCCTTCTTCCATATCCACCTTTCTATTTCAATCCAGCTACTAGCAATGCTGCCACTGCTAGCACGGTGATATGCGCCACTTGATCGCCCCAAATTGCCACATCTATGGCTACAGGCCCCTCAGTTGTTTGCCTGTAGAACTTGCGCCACCAGACAAGCGGCACGCGGGTATCAATCAAGAGATGAGTAATGGCAATAGCAGCAGCCACCCACCAAGGAAAAGGTAACAGTAGCCTTAGAAGCAACAACCCGATTAGATGGATACCAGAATGTACCCATGACGCCGGATGACGTAGCGATACTTTATTTCTAGCCATCCAATCGTTTTGCATGATCCAATCGCAAAAGAAGTGTACTGCTACTCCCCATATCAGTAGTGACGTTGCATATGAATTAATCATCAATACCCATCTTTCCCTTTCATCGGCTTTGGCTGCTTCTTTGTCTTTTTCATGGCTTACTCTCTTTCTCAGGTATCCAGTTCTCACCGCCATATTTCAAGCGTCTGTTGTTGACAGTCTTTACAAATTTCTCTATAGCCTCGTCAACTGATGTAGCAGGTGTGGTAAGGGAATAGATTGCATCGTCGTCTAGGTCCCAACTGTTCTCGCCCTTGCCTGGAATGGGCACGCCGCCTTTCACATCTACCTCAGCACGCTCTATAGTCCTTGCCCAGTGCCACCGTGGGCGTTTCCAGGTGGACGTAAACAGCCTGATCTTAGCTGCGTATGTGCCCTCTGGAAAAGCAATAGTCCTCTCTTCTGATGCCTTATCCTGGAAGCTATACTTATCTCTGCCAAGGATGAAGTCGATCGGTCGGAACGTGCCACGTCGCCACTTAGGATCGTCACTTCTCCATTCATCTGGATCTTGCCAGATATGCCACCACATCGCACCGCCAAAGAAGCGAAGACTAATTTCGCGTGTATCCCCAAGATACTTATACAACCAACGCACACCCTCTAAATGCCAATAAAAAGCAAATAACCCACATCCCATACTGCCTAATAGCTGGTATTCACCTTCACCTATACTAAAGCTTATACCGAAATTATTTGAAGGAATAACCCACTGGCACCCAAATACAGCGTTTCCGATGTGCAACCAGCCGCGTCCATTCACCCATCCTCTAGATCCGTCCTCTTTTTTCAGGTTTTGCCAGTGCCACCATATACGCCGTTCCCTGTGTATCGAAGCTTTCTCTTTTATCATACTATCCCTTTCTTCTCAAAATATCCCATAAAGCATCTTCTATACAAGTGCCGCTAGGGTAGAAGACTGGAGCTTGGTAAGGCTTTGCAAGTACGGTCACGCAAGCGCCTCCCGAGATAGGCATGAGAGACACATTCACCAGTTCCACAGGACCGCCTACCTCCTCAAGAAGATTATTGCAGCCTTGTGCTATAGCAGTGTTGATGCCTTCTGCCTCATGACCTACTACGAGGCCTACGGTTACAGTGGTGTAGAGCATCGTTTCCTCACTTATACTCTGGATTCAGCTTCGATACCTCTTGCTCAACATCCTGGATATTGATATTTGCCATGGCAAGCTTTTCATTGATGTTATCAAGCATATCAAGTATCTTGGTTAAGAGATAGGTTTGAAGGACAGTATGCACAAAAGTCTGATCAATCTCGTCGTCGGGCTCACCTCTGTGCTGCATCAAGTACTTTAGCTGCTCTTCTGTGCCTTCACGTATGCCATCAACTGCCTTGCTCATATCAAATTCTTCTTCACTCATACTACACCTCTTCTATGATGAAAGGCCCTCTAACATGCGCATTATGCTTTTCAGATGCTTCTAACGCCATCTTTACACGACTTCCAGGAAGCCAATCCGCCACACCTTCCGTTGTGTAGAGTGAGCCGAGAGCGATGTCAGTAGCGCATCCTATCGCGTTATACCCACACACGTCCTCCTCAATCTGATAATTGTGCGCACTGATGTAGAACAGCCTGCCTTTGAAGCCTACGAGTATCACGCCTCTATCGTCGTCCTTTAGTGCGTACTTCTCAAAACACGCTTTCATCTCCTCAACAAATAGAGTTGCCATATAGCAAGAAATAGTATCTTTTCTAGGATCATACTCATCACTATTATATTCAGGAGGTTTGAAAGAGTACTGCAAGATTTGACCCATGCGGATAGAACCTGCTTTACCTATGAGAAAGTCTCCAATGCGTATGATCTTCCCATAGGTGCTAATAAGCGTTTTTCCGTTCTCATCAGTGCCTAGACTGTCACTGCCGATGTACACCGTTTCATCTGCTACCAGACCGACGATACAGGTCATGCTCTATCCTTTCTGTCCTAGCAGTTCTGGATTTTGGTAGATATTACCGATGACTTCAACCTCTTGCCCTTCCAATCCGTGCGGGAAAAAGCCACCAAACATAAAGCACCCATTCTCAAAATCCACTGTTACTATCTGCTCTCTATAGTCCTTTGGCATTCTCTTATCTATTAATCTCACGATATCATCTTCATAGATGTCTTTACCTATCTTGTCTTGGATGCCTGTGTACTGCATGAGGATATCGCTACTATCAGCGCCGCTTAACGTACCAGGACCATCAAAGCCATTGCCAAGAGAAGGATCATAATTCATAAAACCCTTTTCTCTATCTCTTGTCTGCCAAGCCCTAAATTTAAGCTCTCTTGACATGACTATCCTTTCTGTCCTGCAAGCTGCTTTCCATTCTGCTGTTGATTTGGCAGATTGCTATTGTCCTGTTGCTGTCCGGGTGGTTGCTGTCCGGGTTGCGGAGGTGGAACCATACCCATATCCTGCTGAGTCTTTATCTTCTGTTTTGTCTCCTCTTCCCTCTTTTTTGCTTCTACGTCAGGATTATATCCAATTTCCTGAAGCGATGTATCACGGCTCACACCAGCATCCTGAAGTGCTGTAGCTGCTGTTGCATCCTTTTGCTTGTCTATGGGCAAGAGATTGGGCCAATGTATATCTATTGGATAGTTCTCATACTCTTCAATGGTTATCTTTTTACCTAATACCAGTGCTGCTCTTGATATCTGTCGTATCATCTTCCCGTACAGCCTACGCTTCTGAGTTGTCTTCTCGATTAGTGGTTGAAACATCAGTTTCATAGTGGTGGCTGGTATGTCTCCTCCGCCCGGTAGGCTCTCAAGACGGCTTAGTGCCGAGAGAGGAATGCGGCATCGCTCATCCATTGTCATGCGGATATCAGCAGAGAAGTTGCGAGAGCTGCTGAGATCGCTGTTCATCTCCAGATTGTAGACCTTGCTATCTGGGGATGGCAGAAGTGTTATATCGCCCGGGCTGGTCTTGAGCTCTTGTATATTTGCGCCCGTGGCGATTGTCTTGGGATGGCCATGAAAAAAGATGATAGATGCTGTGTTGCTGTCATTGAAGTTGAGAGACTCGTTTTGCCCTATCAGATCCTCTGTAAGGTCGGGTATCCCCCAGGGCTCGTTTGGATTGGGCAGGTTCTTATTGGTGAAGATAGGAGCGAATGGGTAACGCCAGTCTTCTTGTGTCCCTACTTGTACCCACGTTTGGGATGTGATCTTCTTCTCATAATTTGTGATAGTCCAGTAGTCGTCTAGCGTCTCTCCCAACTTCGTAGTATCTGCATTAGGATCAACACGTGCTATAATCTGCCTTTTCTGTGTATCGCTATAGATGGGATATTCAATGATAAAAGCCCAATGCATCTTACAATCTTCAGGATCGGTCACAATGCGCACATTTGATGGATCAAGCTCCACAATACGCGGATACTTTTGAGTGCCTTGTGCAGGTACAAGCTTGGCAAATACTTGCCCACAGACGCCGCCGTTCATGCCAACTTCAGAGAGCAGCGTCATTTTGTCGTCATCGTCGCCCCAAACGGCATCGAGGAATTCCTGATTAGCCTCGTCTGGTGTGTCTGTTTCGCTCCCTTCCTTCTCACCTGGCTCTATCTTGATAGCGTCACCAAACAGGAAAGAGACACCTTTATCGACAATAGGCGCACATCGATTAGAGATGACATTGGGGTCTTCCTCACCTTTTTCTACTTTGAGAGGAGGCTCGAACTCACCTCTATATCTTTTCCACGCCTCAGTCATACATCTCTTGCGCTTGATGTCTTCAGGTGGAACGGGAGCCTGTGCAAGCGTCTTTTGCTGATTTTGCTGTACTTGGTAGTCAATGCTCATGTTTCTCCTCTAGCAGGTGCGGATGCTCATAGATATTGCCAATGACTTCCCAGTGATTATCCAGCATACGCACACTTGGCAATGGGATAAACTGAGGAGCGGTCTCAGACCATGTAACAACACCTTGACTGCCTTCATATCGAACGATATCCCCTTCATAAATCTCATTGCCTTTAGAGTCTTTCAGTCCCGTATACTGCAACAATTCCATATACTTGACAGGCGAGGGGTATGGATAATCCATCAGGTAGATGTAGCTTACCTCTCCAGTCTCATAGCTAAAGTTGATATTTGTAACGGCATGCATCACATGATTTATCTTGTTCCACGCTCTGTATTTTATCTTTCTCATCTCCAGAAGCCTTTCACGTACCCTACTTGATTCGGTACAAGATCATGGTATGCAACTAAATAGCGCGTCGGATCAAGCCCATGGTCATTCTCTTTTACTGGCTGCTCACCACGCTTGAGCCCTTGACGTGTATCCCAAACATAGCTATCAGGTTCCTCTTCCACACACGTTGGTTTCTTTGCCTTTGCCAGTTCTTTGTCAAGTTCTACACGGCAATTACGGAAGATTGCTAAACGAGGCTTGCCATCACCAGCAGGACGCCAACGAGCAGCCGTGGCCTGGATACCCGGTGATACATCCTTGTGAGCAGGCGTTGTATACATGCCCAAATGCCGCTCTAATGTCGCTCTATCCTCCGCATCATGGTCGGTGATGATCTCACGAGGTAGCGGATCACCGTCTTTTTCTCCCCATCTGGACACCTTCTTGATATCCTTGGCATGATCTTCTACCAGCCGCTTAGTCATGTAGATTTGCCTGTAGATATAGAGTCTGCCATCAGGATCTTGAGCAACCCAAAGACAGCAGAAAGGATTGACATACCCAAAGTCGATAGCCAAGTACCGGGGCCATTCCTTTGGAATTGGGAACGGATCAATGACGTTGCGCTTTGCGTCCCAACTATCTTCATATATAGTGCCCTCGGCAGCTGCCCAGATGCCATATCTGTAGCGAGCAAGTCGTACGCCAGTGAGTCCACCCAGGATGCCAAAGATATACTCACGGCCTGCCTCTGTCCAATCTTGAGTTCTTGCATCCCAGAGGTATGGGTTGTCTTCGTGGCGTGAGAGGATTCGGGTCGTCACACCTTCGATCATGCGCTGGTTAAGAAAGTGCGTAGGAGCATCGGGGTTGAAGTCCATGATGAGCTGCTTACGAGGCAACATACTTTTACGCCTGCGACCTAAGCGCATTCGACAGAACTCTATATCATCGAGTGCGCACTCTGTAGCCTCGTTGATGTAGATCCCATCGAACTCCATTGATCGGACCTTGCCGGGTTTGTCGAGGCCATTGACGACCAGCCTAGAGCCGTTTGGATAGCGAAATGAGGCAGGTTCTACCTTGTTTCCTCCAAAGTAGCGGACGCCTTCACGCTCGTCTAGCACCATTTCTCGATAGGTAGCCATGGCAGAGCCAGCTAAATCAGTATTGTGCTTTCTGGCTACGAGAAACTTTGCATGTTGATACTTCCAAAGCAGCATGTGAATATAGTAGAGGATGCCGAAGGTTTTGCCTGTACCTGCCGGGCCATCGAGGCCTACCTCAGTATCATCGCATTGGGCCAGTTCCAAGACAGCACCGCGTAGCTCAGGAGCCGGTATAATGACTTGTTCGACAGGAGTAATCATTGACCAGCCTCCACGGTAGGAGAGGGCAAGAAGCCAGCAGGCACCTCGCGAATGATGAGCTGAGGACCTACGGCTTCATCAGTCGGCTTATCTAGCCCCATTAGCTCTCGTCTCGCCTCAATGATTTTGAGTAGTCTATCTACAGCCCAGAGATTTGGGGGATCGTCTAATTTATCAGGGACAGCTAGGGGCCATAGAGTAGCGTGCAGCGTATCAAGGATCAAGCATTCTTCTTGCCGTAACTCTTCCACGTTTTCTACAACTATGCGCTGCATTTCACGCTTCACGGCTTTCCGTGCAGAGCTTTCGCTGGTATACCCGCATTGTTTTGCTATCTCATCATAGGTTAATTTCTTGGTTCTTAGCTTTACTGCCATTGCAGCACGCATACCAGCATTTACATCCCTATTCGGGACCTTCTGTTCGGACTGAGTTTTGTCCGGTCGGATAGAATTTATGACTGGTCGGGACCAATTTTCTTTGTTTCTGCGTTCAATCAGGGTGGTCTTGCTTATGTCGTACGTTTGGGCAAGTTGGCGCAGGGACATGAGCCCCGCTTCATAATCCGCTCTGACCTGAGACCAATCAACTTGCTTACTCATAGCTCACCATGGCATCCTTCTCGCCATCAGAAACAGGCACAGCACATATCCCCCAATCATGCCAGCGACTACACAGCAGAGACGGATAATCAGCTCAGTCATTCTTGCGCTCTTTCTTTTCCGCGTTAAATCGTGCTCGATTCTCAGCGCGTCGGCTCTTGCGCCTTTCACGGCATCGCTGGTTACACTTGCTTGGTTCTCCTCTGGAAGGTTGCTCCATTGGAGTGCTTTTCAATTCTTCATTCATCGCCCATGTCCTCATTCTCAGGTATCGCTTGCTCTCGCTGCTTATCTGTCCAGGAATATAGGCACTCAAACGAGCAAAAGTGCAAGTCCTTATGGTACTTCGAGCTGAAAATGAAGAACGCTCTCTGCACAAGCGCTATCCATCCTTGTGGCAAATTGTCTATAGGATCGTTAGTATTCGCCAGCTTACTGCAAACTTCACACTTTATACCCACAAAATGCATTGCTACTCCTCATAATCGTCCTCAGAATAGATTGCAGCCTCATGATAATTCCCCACGACGAGCGGCTTGACTTCCATATGCTCACTAATCGGCTCCCACTCTGCTACTGGATAATCGCCATATTCATCAGGCTTCGTCCAGATA